ATTATATTCAAACACAGACACAACTCTCAGAACAAGCACCTCAACAACAGCAAGAACAAGATGAAGAAGTTGATTTCTTTGTAGATCCAGCTTCTGCTGTAAACAGAGCTATAGATAATCATCCTAAGATTAAAGAAGCGCAAGCGTATACCGAGCAGTACAAAAAGCAGGCAACGATGGCACAACTTCAACAGCAACATCCAGATATGGAAACCATCCTACAAGATGCTAAGTTTGCTGAATGGATTAAGGGATCAAAAGTCCGAACACAATTATTTGTACAAGCTGACCAGATGTACGATTACGATGCTGCTAACGAACTGTTTAGTCTTTGGAAAGAACGAAGTCAAGCAGTTCAACAAACAGCGCAAGCTGAAAAGCAAGCTCGTAAAAGTGCAGTAAAGACAGCTAATACAGGTAACGCTCGCGGAACAGCAGAAGGATCTCGTAAGAAGACTTATCGTCGTGCTGACCTTATAAATCTTATGAAAACAGATCCTGATCGCTACATGGCACTACAGCCTGAAATTATGGCAGCTTATGCAGAGAAAAGGGTCAAATAGTCTAACGGAGAACTATTATGGCTACTGCAACTTATCCCGGCGCGGCTGGTAATACAGCCCTAACAGAAGCGGCAACTTTTATTCCAGAAATTTGGAGTGATGAAATTATTGCTGCTTATCAAAAGAACTTAAAAATGGCTCCTCTTGTCAAGCGTATTGCTATGACAGGCAAGAAGGGTGACGTTATTCACATTCCTAAGCCTACTCGCGGCGATGCCAATGCTAAAGCGGCTGACACTGCAGTAACGATTATTGCCAACACTGAATCAGAGTTGACAGTTACTATTAATCGTCACTTTGAGTACTCGCGTCTAATCGAAGACATCGTAGAAGTGCAGGCTCTGTCCTCTCTGCGAAAGTTTTACACTGAAGATGCTGGTTACGCTTTGTCTGTGCAAGTTGATAACGACCTTCACGTAGCTGGTACTGGTTTTGGTGACGGTGGTGCTATTGTTTATAGCCCTGCTGCTACTGACTACCAACACACTGGTTGTTTCTTTAACGATAACGGTACTACCACTCAGTACACTGATGACACTCTGGTAGCTGGTGACGAGTTCACGGATGCTTTTTTCCGCGACATGATCCAAAAGCTAGATGACAACAATGTACCGATGGAAAACCGTAACCTGATCATCCCGCCTGCAACGCGCAACGCGATTATGGGCATTGATCGGTATGTGTCTTCTGACTTTGTAAGCGGTCAGTCAGTTAACAGTGGACTCATTGGTAACCTGTATGGTGTAGACGTTTACGTTTCTGCCAACTGTCGAACCATTGAAGCTGCTGGCGACAACACTGCTTCTAGCGTTGACACTCGTGCCGCCCTTCTGTTCCACAACGAAGCTATTGTGATGGCAGAGCAACTGGGTGTACGTTCACAGACTCAGTACAAGCAAGAGTACCTTTCTACTCTGTACACTGCTGACACCCTTTATGGTGTTCAGGTGTATCGTCCTGAAGCTGGTTTTGTTCTGGCAGTACCTTCTGCCTAATAGAACTATGGGGGTCGGCAACGGCCCCTTTTCTTTCTCTTGTTTTTCTTGGAGTAGTTCATGGCTACCACTATTAAACTTAAAAACGGATCAGGTGCGCCCGCAACTAGTGATTTAGTCCAAGGCGAACCAGCGATTGATCTGACTAACAGGCGCTTGTACACAGAAAACGCAAGTGGCGCTATTATTGAAGTAGGATCAAACCCTAGTAGTCTTTCGATTGCAGGAACTGCAGTAACCTCAACAGCAGCAGAATTAAACATATTAGACGGTGTAACGTCTACGGCTGCTGAGTTAAACATTCTGGATGGCGTGACTTCAACCGCCGCAGAACTAAATATTCTTGATGGTGTTACTTCTACAACTGCAGAATTAAATATTCTGGATGGAGTGACATCTACTACTGCTGAGTTAAATTTTGTAGATGGTGTTACATCAAATATTCAAACACAGCTTAATACAAAAGGTACTGGATCTGTATCTAGTCTTTCTGATTTAAGTATTACGGCTACTGCTGCAGAATTAAATATTCTAGATGGAGTAACATCTACGGCTGCAGAACTAAATATCCTTGACGGAGTAACCAGCACAGCCGCTGAGTTAAATATCATGGACGGCGTTACGTCTAGTACTGCTGAACTTAACATTCTGGATGGGGTTACTTCTACTACAGCAGAGCTAAACATTTTAGATGGAGTTACCAGTACCGCTGTAGAGCTAAACATCCTAGACGGGGTAACCTCTAGCACAGCAGAGCTAAACATTTTAGATGGCGTTACAAGTACTGCTGCTGAACTAAACATACTAGACGGTGTTACATCAACGGCTGCCGAGTTAAATGTTCTTGACGGTGTTACAGCGTTTCTTGACGAGGATAATTTTGCTAGCAACTCAGCAACAGCTATTCCTAGTCAACAGTCAGTAAAGGCATACGTTACTTCAAGCGTAACTGCTGCAGGCGGTCTTTCAAATGTTGTAGAGGACACAACTCCACAGCTAGGTGGAAGTCTTGATGTAAATGGTCAGGATATTGTAAGTGTGTCTAATGGAAATATTACGCTTACGCCAAATGGCTCTGGTTTAGTAAGGCTAGACGGCAACGTAGATATTCAGTCAGGCGAAATTGTTCTGAAAAACGCTGGCTCAGTATCTAACGTAAAGTTTTATTGCGAATCCAGCAATGCTCACTACACACAGCTTCAGTCATCTGCTCACAGCGCATATAGCGGCAATGTAACGCTAACCCTGCCGCCTGCTACAGATACTCTGGTTGGTAAAGCAACAACCGACACGCTTACAAATAAGACGCTTACCTCTCCTAAAATAAATGAAGATGTAGCAGTTACCTCAACCGCAACAGAAATCAACCTGCTAGACGGAGTAACAAGTACTACAGCAGAATTAAACATTCTTGATGGTGTAACAAGTACCGCAGCGGAATTGAATATATTAGATGGTGTTACAGCTACTACAGCAGAACTCAACTACGTTGACGGTGTTACCTCTGCTATTCAAACTCAATTAGACGCTAAGGCTGCTGTTGCTTCACCAACCTTTACGGGCACGGTTACAATTCCTACCGCTGATATAAACGGTGGAAACATTGACGGTACAACTATTGGTGGGTCTACAGCAGCAGCAGGTACGTTTACTACGTTTACCTCAAACGGTATTGATGACAATGCAGATGCTACTGCGATTACGATTGATAGCTCAGAACGGGTATTAATTGGAACAGACTCAGGAGATGCGTTTAACGATAGCGCCTCTTTAAGAATACAAAATGCGTCTGGCGCATCGTACATTCAAGTTAAAACACCCAATGACCAAAGTGGGGGTCTTTTATTTGGAGACACTGACGATGATTTTAGGGGTGGGTTTTTCTACGATAACTTAACCGATCATTTAGCAGTTTATGCAAATGACGCAGAGCGTATGCGGCTAGAGTCTGATGGTGACCTACACGTTGATGGTAACGTAGTTGCATACTCTACAACTATATCTGACGAACGCCTAAAAGATAACGTACAAAACATTACAGGCGCACTAGACACTGTAGACGCACTGCGTGGCGTAACCTACACATGGAACACAGGATCACGAGAAGGTAGACGTGATTACGGTGTAATCGCTCAAGAAGTTGAGCAAGTTATTCCAGAGATCGTACACGATACAACAATGCCTTTGTTGGGCGATAAAGAAACTGTTTATAAAACAGTTGACTATGAAAAGCTGTGTGCAGTGTTAATCAACGCTGTGTCTGAATTGCGAGCAGAAGTGGAGGCTTTAAAGAATGGCACTTCAGTCTAGTGGGCAAATAAGCCTTGACGATATTCACGTTGAGGCAGGCGGTTCAACAGGGTCTGAAGCAACAATTAACGACTCTGATATTCGCGGTTTAATTAGCGCAAGTTCTGGGGCTGAAATGGAGTTTTCTGATTTTTATGGTGCAAGTTCTAGCGCCTCATTTGTTGGATCTATATCAAGAAATCACCCAGACATACAACACGTTGATAGTTCTAGTCAGGCAATAGACGTAGTAAGCGCAGGCGTTCAAGTAGGGGACTTTGTAGTCATCGCCTGTTGTGCAGATCTTTTTGGAGACGACGCACGATATCTCACAATCACGGGCATGACAATGACTATTAAGAATCCGTACACCTTCGTCGCAGATGAAGGACTTGGCTCGACTTCTTTTGACACAAGCCTCCCCGCCTATATCTTGGCCTATGGCTACTGGCAGTCTGGAAACTCAAATCCGTATTTTAGCAACACATATAACGCAACCAACCAGATGCGGGCGCTCTCAATTGGTGCCGCAATTTTCAGAAACACAAATAGTAGCGTTTTGAACTTAATAGCCAGTACCGGCAGTGGCGAAAATCCAAACCCAGCTTCTCTTTCGTCGGTTAGCGGGACAAAGCTAATTATAGCAGCAGCCTTTTTAGATGATGATGAGCAAACAATGGGCGCTCCTTCTGGCTATACAAGTGCCGCGACAGCGCACACTACGTCTAGCACACGGGACGGCGTCACGGGATCTTCAGTAGCCATTGCTTACAAAATTACATCGACCAGCACGACTGAAGATCCATCATCTTTTAACTCAAACACATACAGCGATTCTTGGAAGTGTTACACATTAAGGGTGTGAAATGATTAATTATGAAATTGTAAAGGCGTCTCCCCAGCAACTTCACTTGCAGGTCAAGTATACAAAGGCTGATCTTCCAGATTACTGGATTAATTTTAATATCACTGACTTTAGCGAGGAGAATCTGCATACAGTAGCTCAGGATGGCGCAGAAAGAGCTAAGAGTTTTTGGGAAAACATATCTGATCTACCTCTAGAGGTTGCGCTTCAGTCCCCTACCGGCGTGGCAAAGCCACGTATTTATACTGACGCCCCAGACTGCGATGAGGCAATACAAAATGTAACCTTTGAGTGGGTGGAAACAGATGATGCCATTACACAAACATGGACGGTTTCTGAAAAAAGTGATGAAGAAAAAGCTAATGTTGCCCGTATAAAACGCAACTCGTTGCTACGAGAAACAGATCACTATGGCTTGTCTGATGTAACCATGTCTAACGAAATAACTACATATCGTCAAGACCTACGGGATATACCACAGCAGGAAGATTTTCCAACAACGGTAACGTGGCCTACTAAACCAACTAACTAAAGGCGGTATCAAATGTTAGAAGAACATAGGCTCGACCGGATTGAGCAAAAGCTCGACAAACTAACTGAAGCGGTATCACAGATTGCAAGGGTTGAAGAGCAAATGCTGTCTGTGTTTAAGCGCATGGACAGGCACGAGAAGCGACTAGACGATCAGGAGGATGATCTGAGAGAGCTAACAACAGATGTAGTGGCTAACTCAGGCTCTGTCAAAAACGCAGAGAGACTCTTCTGGGTAGCCGTTAGCGCGTGTGCGTCTATACTTGTTTACATGGTGAGGTAGTATATGTGGCAAGCACTCATATCACCTATTGCTAGTCTTCTTGGTCAAGCGTTAAAGAACAAGGCCGAAGAGAAGAAAGCAGTACACGATGCTAGGATGCAGGTAATACAAAACACTGCGTCTTGGGAGCAGCTTATGGCGTCTGCCAGTGCTACTTCATGGAAGGACGAGTGGTTTACTTTGTTGCTCTCAGCGCCTGTAGTTGCGCTTATGTGGGGTATTGGGATGAATGACGTAGAGATTATAGACCGCATTGGTCTTGCCTTCAGTGAGCTTAACAGGCTTCCTGATTGGTATCAGTATTTGTTATTCATGGCAGTATCTGCATCCTTTGGTATTCGTGGTGCTGACAAGCTGTTGGCCCTGAAGGGGAAAAAATAGATGGCCTTAGAGCTAGACATTTTTCAAGACACTACTGCAAATACTATGTTTGCTGATTCTACTATGGCGGCAGAGCAGGAAGAACAGTCTACCCGCACCGGATCTTTTCAAGGCACAACATATCAAGACGTTTTAGATTGGTATGAAGCTACTGGTTTTGGTGACAGAAACCCCTCCGACCCCAGCACATATCCTAATGTTGTTGGGTCTTCATACATTGTTGGGGAAGATGGTGGGTATTACAACGAAGCAGGAGAGAAACTGTATTGGTTTGATCCTCCTTCAGAGCTAGGCCGTGGAGGTCAAAGCTCCCTTGGTGATGCAGACAACAAGGGTTTTTACACAGAGACACAGATCAGATCCTACTGGGATGCAGATCAGGGCATGGGATACTTTAAGAAGGCTAACCCAGACCTAACTTATGAAGCATATATGGGGTATCTGTCTGAGCGACAAGCCTTAGTTGAGTCTGGTGACATAGCTAAGCTAGATGGTGATGAGCTATATAGGCAAGGCCACAAGGGAAGAGGGCCGAACGCTGACGCTATAAACGCAATTGTCCTAGAAGAAAGGCAGAGGGTTAATGAGCAAAACGCACAGCTAACGTCTGACTTAGCCAGTAAGTACGGCATACAGCAGGTGTATCAAAACAGTGATGGTGATGTTTTTAGGTTTAATGGTTCTAATTATCACAAGGCTTTCAAGGTCGATGACCATGATTGGAGCAAGGTAATAGGCAATATTGTTGTTGATTACGCTATTGGCGCGGTAACTGGACAACTGGCAAATGCTTTTCTTGGTTTAGTGTCCCCCGGAACTACTATTGACTCTTTAATAAAAGGAGCCGCAAGTGAATTCGGGATGAGCATTCCTCAGTTTATAGACACTGCTGGAGTGTTGGGAGGCGTAGGCACTGCTAGTGGCGGCTATAATGAATGGAACGACATCATAAACAGTCCCGAGTGGTCAAATGTAATAGTTAACCTGACTGGTGGGCCTGACAGCGCACCAAACCAGCCATTTCAGGGTGATGGCGAAGGCGTAGATTCTGACGGAAATGTTGTATGGAACACGCGAAACTTGCCTTCTATATACAGCATTGTTAATGGAGATATTGTTCACACAGAGTCCGGAACTGTGATGTCTGAGGGGAACTACAGTGTTGATAGAACACAGTATGTATCTTTTCCTCCCTACAAACCGGAAACTGAAGCGGGTGGTGGTGGTGCTAGTAGCGCAGATACTTCAAGCGATACAAGTTCTACTAATACCTCAACTAGCACAAGCTCAACAACAGACGCCCCATCTAATACTTCTGGCAGTTCAGGTGGTAGCCCCACTGGTTCAAATCCTAATAACTGGCCTGTTCTTACTGGCCCCTCTGGTGATGTACCGATTAACAATAACCCTGACATATGGAACGATGAAGACGGGTTTGGTGGCTGGGTGGTTGTTTCTGGTACAGGGGTATGGGGCCAGAGTGGTGTTTGGGTTATTAAAAATTCTGCTACCGGACAAACTCAAGAGATTGATTGGGATAATGGGACTTACTCTAACCCTTGGGAAAACAACCCTAATAACAATGATGCTGATACTAGTGGTGATAATCAGGGCGAAGGTCAAGGGGATGATACTGAAAGCACAGCGGATGGTACTGCAACTGGCTCGACAACTGAAACAACCCCTACTCAGGAACCTACTGTAGATTATCCTGACAATGGAAGCGCCTGCCGCCTGCCTAATGGAGATGTAGGGGTTAAAAAAGACGGTGCGTGCATTGTTACCACCAACCCTGCTAGGGATATTATTGGCTGGCCTAACATAACACTTCCAGATGCAACAACAGATACCCCTACAGATACAACAACAGATGCAACAACAGATACCCCTACAGCTACAACAACAGATACAACAACAGATACAACAACAGATGCAACAACAGATACAACAACAGATACAACAACAGATACAACTGACACTCCTTCAGACACAACGCCAACTGATTCTACAGATCAACTTTGTTCAGAAGGCCGTCCAGAAGAATATGGGTTTGGTCAAATTTATTACGATAAATATTGCGATGATCCGAACACAACTGGTGACGGCAATGATGGGTCGGGTGAGTCTGGTGAAAACGGCGACGGTAAAGGTGATGATGGTACAGGAGAAGGCGAGGGCGGTGATGGTAAAGGCAGCGGCGATGGTAGTGGAAAAGAAGGGATGCTTTCTCGTTCCCCTTATAAAGGAAGCATAAAAACACTTAGTTATGATGCTCCACCAGTGCCTCCTCTTTTGGAAATTTTTCAAGGCGATTGGACGCAAGGTTTATTAAATCTTGAAAACCGTCTTAGCCCTCCGCCACAAAAACCAAATTTATTTGACGGAATTGTTTAATTATGACACCTGAAGAACAAAAGGCATATAGTCCTTTATATATAAATGAAAAGTATGGTGGCAACCCCGCAAATATTCCGGGCGTTACTCAGCTTCCTAATGGGCTTTACTCAGGACAACCCGGAGTTACTTATGACGTAAACCCTAACACTGGACAACGAGGAACATTTCGTTTTCTTGGGACAATGGGTTTTGTAGACGAGTCTCCTCAGTACGAAGGAACAACCCGTAACCGTCACGGTATTTATCAAGGTGAACCGGGAGTTAGGTATACTTTTAATCCTAACACTGGAGAAGAAGGTGACTGGATTTACCTCGGAACTATGGGGTTTGTTAATACTAAAGGTGACCCTCAAGAGCCTCTACCTGAAGGTGCTCCTAGTTTTGATAATTATTACGGCGGGCCTACTGGAGAATTTGATAACGTAGTAACAACTGATAACACCCCTATTACTACCCAAGAAAATTTAGGAAGCGTTGACCAAAATTTAAGTTCTTCTGGAATGATGGGCGGTAATAACATGGGGACAAATAACTTTTCTCCTTCTACTCCTATGAGTCTTAATTATGCAGCGCCTCAATTTTCACAAATTCCTCAAGCTCCTCAAATAGATTACGTTAAAGTACTTAATAACCTTCTTATAACAGATGTTATTGGTGGGATGATGACAGGTAGCAAAGTATGACTTATTTAAATTTAGTAAACAATGTACTTAGACGCCTACGTGAAGATGAGGTAGATAACGTAACAGCTAACACCTATAGCAAAATGGTAGGTGATTTTGTTAATGATTCTAAAAAACTTGTAGAGTCTGCGTGGGATTGGTCAGCGTTAAGAACTACACTTACAATTACAACGGCTGCTGATGATTATACTTATTCATTAACAGGATCACAAAACAAAGTTAAAGTACTAAACGCAATTAACGATACATCTAATCTTACAATGCAGTACCAGACTCAAGTATGGTTTGATGAGCAATACTTAATTAATACCCCTGTTTCTGGCGCTCCTGAGTACTACACATTTAACGGTGTAGACTCCAATGGTGACACACAGATTGATGTGTACCCAACACCAGATGCTTCTTATAGTTTAAAGTTTAAGTGTGCGCTGCGTAATGACCTTTTAAGTGCTGACACAGACACCTTGGCTATACCCAGTGAACCAGTAATCCACATGGCAATAGCTTTGCTGGCGCGTGAACGGGGCGAAACAGGCGGTACAACAGCGGCTGAATATTTTGTTATTGCTGATAAGTATTTATCTGATGCAGTTGCTCTGGACGCTCAGAAACACCCAGAAGAAACTATTTGGTACACTCCGTAAGGAATACGTATGGCACAGCCCCTGACAAGTATTAATCTAGTCGCTCCTGCATTTAAAGGTGTCAATACGGAAGACTCTCCGATTGCACAAGACCATTCATTTGCAGACATCGCAGATAACGCTGTTATTGACAAGCGTGGTCGTATTGCTGCGCGTAAAGGTATTTCTGTAATTACTACAAACAAGACTGCTCTTGGTTCTGACCATGTTCACAAGGTTCATTGTTTTTATGATGACGCAGGTAACGAAGTAGTATTTACTGCAGGTAACAACAAGATTATGACAGGGACTACTACCCTGACTGATGCTACGCCCGGATCATACACTATCTCAGCTAACAACTGGAAGATTGTAAACTTTAATGACAAGGCTTACTTCTTTCAGCGCGGCTACGATCCTCTGGTGTATGACAACGCTACAGGATTACGTACATTTACTGTAGCAAATAGCGGAGCTACTAACGCAACTTTTAAATGTCACGAAGCTTTAGCAGCTTATGGTCGTTTGTTTATTGTAGACAACGCAACTGACACCCAGACTATATATTGGTCAGACCTTTTAGACGGTAGTGCTTTTACTGGCGGCTCTAGTGGTTCTATAGATGTAAATAAAGCATGGCCTGATGGATACGACGAAGTAAGAGCATTAGCTGCTCACAACGATTTACTTATTGTTTTTGGTAAGCACAGTATTATTGTTTATTCAGGAGCTTCTAGTCCTGCTAGTATGGTAATAGAAGACACTATAGCAGGCGTTGGTTGCATCTGTAGAAACTCTGTACAACACATTGGTACAGATGTATTGTTTATGTCTAATTCAGGTTTGAGAAGTCTTGGGCGTACTATTCAAGAAAAATCTCTTCCTATGTCTGATCTTAGTTTAAATATTAAGACAGAGTTAATTGCAGTAATTGAATCAAGAAGTGAACCTACGGCTTCTGTGTACAGCCCTGAAAACTCTTTTTATCTAATTGTTTTTCCCGGTCAATCAACTGTTTATTGTTTTGATCTTAAAGGCGCGTTAGAAAATGGAGCTTATAGAGTTACTCGTTGGCCCTCTGTAGGTCACAAGTCATTTGAGCGTAAAATAGATGGTACGTTGTTTATTGGTACGTTTGACGGTCTTGGTCAATATTCAGGTTTTAAAGATAACACTTCTTCTTATCGGTTTAGGTACTACAGTCCGGGTTTAACATTTGGTGAGCCTGCAAAAATTAAAATGTTAAAGAAAGTTAGACCTACGATTGTTGGCGCAGCAGGCGCTACAGTGTTTATAAAATGGGCTTACGATTTTGGAACAGCTTTTAAAACTTACCAATTTTTGGTGGGCAACCAGACGCCTGCTTTCTTTGGAGTTGATGAGTTTAATATAGGTGAATATACAGGTGGAGAACTAACCACTAAAAACGCTGTGTCAGGCACAGGGAATGGTAGTGTGATTACTATTGGCATAGAGGCCGACATAGACGGCTTTGCATTATCTCTCCAAGAAATTAACGTATTAGCATTAATGGGTAAAACAGTATGAGCAATTATACAAAGACAACAAACTTTACCGCTAAGGACAGTTTACCCTCTGGAGATAGCAGCAAAGTTATTCGTGGTAGTGAGTTTGACACTGAGTTCAACGCTATTGCTACAGTCACTGCAACTAAGGCTGACATAGCATCTCCTACTTTTACAGGAACTGTGACGATCCCTGCGTTAACCTTTACGGGAACTCTGTCAACAGGAACGATTGATGGGGGTACTTACTAATGGCAATTACGTCACAAGATTTAATTGATGCGGCCAAATCCGTTTATGGCTTTGCCAAAGACAATGCTATGGGTTTGGGCATGGGTGCTGCAGGTGGCTTGCTAACTAAAGCTGCTTATGATCGTTTACTTGACGTAGGTGATGCCGCAAAACTTGAAGCTGAAGGCATTGCAGAAACGCTTTTGCCTATGACTCAGTTTAAACCTTTTACTGTTACTTCTGCTACTGGAGGTCAATTTAATACTGGCCCTCAGATGTCTCCTGTTACAGATCCTATAACGGGACAGCCTGTTATAGATCCTTTAACGGGACAACCTAAAATGCAGGTATCAGGTACTGAAGCTACTCTTGGTTTATCTCCTCAAGAACAAGCCTTGCAAGGTATGTTAATGGGACAGTCTAATCAATTTTTCGATCAATCTGCTATGCCAACAGCAATGAGAGAAGCTGATGTATATGATCGTATTCGTGCTACACAGCGTCCAGAAGAAGAACGTCAGCGTTTAATGTTAGAAGAACGGCTGATGAATCAAGGTAGGCTGGGTGTACGTACTAGTATGTTTGGTGGAACTCCTGAAGCGTTTGCAATGGAACAAGCACAAGCAGAAGCCCGTAACAGAGCATCTCTAATGTCTATTCAACAAGCCCAAGCTGAACAAGCACAGCAACAGCAGCTTGGTATGTCTGCGCTAGGTTCTGCATATTTACCGCAAGCTCAACTTCTTAATGTTCAATCGGGTACTCAACTGTTCCCACAAATGCAACAACAAGCACAAATGTACGGTACTGGTACATATGGTGAAACACTAATGTCTGCTATTGAAGCTCAATTAATTGCAGAGCAAAAAGCAGCGGATCTTTTAGGCGCGGCAGGCACTGGGTTGCTTGGCGGTTCTATTGATTCTTTTACATCATAAGGAGTTGATTAATGCCTAAATTTTCAGACGAGTTTCTTAGGTCAATAAACAATTCTATGTTAACTCAAAGCGTTCAGGGAGTAGCTTATAAAGCAGGTGCTGCTCCGGGTGTTATAAGAGGACGCGAAGAACAAGAGCGTAGAGACAAAGGCATTTTAGGTGGTACTTTAGCTGCTCAACAAATGGCTAATGAGGGTATGTTTACTCCAAAAGTAGCGCGGGATTTTGTTGGTAGTTTGCAAGGACTTGGTGTTCCTCCTAATCAAATTTTAGAGCAAACAAGACAACTCCAACAGCTTAACCAATCTGGTGTATTAAACAACAACCAAAACCAGTTAGTTGGTTTACAGCAGCAATTAAATGAACAAGCAAAAATTTTATTAGAATCTGATGACCAATCTAGAAAAGAAGCTGCTAATT